AGCGGAAATGTCGTCACTCTGCACCGTGACGTTTGATGCTTCTGCCAAGCTCCAATATGTGACCGCCACACTGTTCGTTAGCTCGTCCGGTAGCGGTCGCCGGTAGTCCTCGACGCGCTTGATTTCGCTCTGGCTTAGCGTAATCAGGTCGTCGACGTCGTAATCTGCCCGGATAAGCTTTAGCGTATAAAGGCCGGTGCGCGGGTGGACGTAAAGTCGAGCGTCGATGGTGTTCAGCACGCGCTGGATGAATTCGTCAGCCGACGTCTCCCCCGACCATAGATACGATAAGCCGAAATCCTCGTTTTTGCAGACCTGAGCGCATCCCGTGAAATTAACATCATCGATCTTCGCTTCCGGGACTTTTTTGAACTTTACTAGCACCTCGCGGATTATGTGGATTGGATTCATGTCGCCGTCATAGCCACCGATACCGCCAATCCGAGCCAATTCCACTTGCCACTGTCCGCCCCCGCCGACCGCGCGGAATATGCGAGTCGCACGGACTGTAATCGATTTGTAGTAGGGGGACGTGCCCCAATAGGTATTGGCGAAAACCAGCGACGTTACGCCGCGATATGCCGGGCAGTTGGCCCCCTGATATGTGGCAAGATAGCCGTCGACCCCCTGTGTTGCCCCACCCATCAGGACCGTAATTGGCGCGATGATACCGCCCTCGCTATCAAACCCGCCGTACAGGTATGGCTCTATGATGGGCAGATAGCCGCCGAAATTCTCACCTTCCCATGCTATTTTATCGCCGTACTTTATGCGAATTATGGCGTCGAGCGGACCCATGCCAAGGACGAAATGCGCCCCGGTAAAGTACATATAGCCTACGGTTTGTTTTTTCTTGCCACCCATATCACCCGCCGCGCGTAATCATCATCAATTTGCAAAAGGTCAGCAATCGGAAGGCCGGTCGTCATTAGCTGACGGAACGAGACGCCGTGCTGACCACACCAGCGCCGGGCACCGATATGGAGGCAGAAACCGGCAGACTTTACGTCACGCCAGGTAACTACTTCTGGATTGGTACTACTGTCGTCGGTCCCATCCACACGCATTTTGGCGCCCTGTAGTCTCTCGTTCCAAATAGTACCGCGAAACGATCCCCTTGATTGACGGTCGGCTGGGTGACGACGCCAGGGTCGGGCGCTTTTGGCTTTTGACGCATCGCGATGTAATACGCCGCGAGTGACGCGACGATCATGATTACGGCATAAATTATATATTCCATTAGATTACGCTGCTCCCTGCAAATGGGTTAGTGTCGCCGGTCAACATCCACTGAAACCCGCCGTAGTTGTCAATGTTTCCGAACGTCTCACGGCAGCGGGTTGGAGACCGAAGGCACGAAGGGAATAAAGAAACCTCGGTGTCGAGAGCAAGCGCAGGGAGCGGTCGAACCAGCGTAAGCACACCGCCCGATTGGGCTTTGATGCCCCGAGTATCGCCGTTGCTCGCCTCGATAATTCCACCAGCATAGTCAAAAGCTCCCGATAGCGACACCGTGACCGTCGATCCGTCGAGGCTAATCAGCGGAACGACATGCCGCCAAACCTCACGATTCAGCCGGCATTCCCCGACGTATTGCGTGTGCGGGCATTGGCGCATTGCGATCCGGGGCAGCATTGTGGCAGCCAAGCCGGTCGAATCTGGCTCAAAGCGCAGGGCAACCTCACCGCCGTTAACTTCGTGCGAGGTCAGACGACCGGACCACTCGAATTGATGGGTATCGTCATCACGCTCAAAGCGGTAGATCGTCAGGTTAACCTGACCTTCAGGACGGTCCTTAATGTACTCATTGGCAAAGCCGTCTGATATTGCCAACTTGACTTTGACCGCGTCGCGCTCGGCTTCCCCGCTCATTTCTGGCTCAGGTGATGCTAAAATTACGGAAGCCGGCGACATTCGCGCCGATGAATTTGGCAGTACCATGATATTGGAGTGATTTATGACAACTCGCCTGAGCCAGTTACCGGCAGCGGACCACCTCGATGGAAAGGAACTTGTGGAGGTATCACAGCTATCGTCGACGGTCACACTCGCAGCGTCAACGATCAGCTTTGCGGCATCCGACGACTCGTTGAATGACTCAGCGAGCGGCTTTATTACAGCAGGATTCACGGTCGGTAAGTCTCTAAATATCGCAGGTTCCGCGAGCAACGACATGCTGTCGACCGTAATTCTTTCAGTGACTGCCGACAAGATTGTAGTCAACGCTGCGCTGACTGATGAAGCGGCGGGGGCGGGAATGACGCTCACGCAATGGGATTCCAAACGCACGACAAGTGGCACGGTATCTAGCGAACTGCGAGCAACGGTAGACCTCGTCGATGCTGCGACGGTCGACGTGCCCGCCGATGTGGCCAACAACTTCCGGCTGCTGCTCGAAGGCAACCGCATGCTGGGTAACCCTAGCGGAATGCGTGACGGGCAGCGATTGACTTTCCGCATCACCCAGGACACGACAGGCGGTCGAACGCTGGTGTATGGGAGCAAATACAAGTTTGCCGGGGGTGTGGCCCCGACACTATCGACGGCGGGTGACGCACAAGACTGGCTAACATGCCAATATGACGCTACGGAAGACACCCTATTCTGCACGTTTATGGGAGACATGTTGTGATGCCGGAATGCCGCCCCGATAGCTGCCCACAGGTGCAGCAAGCTGCAGAAGATGCGGTTCGTAAAGTGTTCGCCATCCTCGGTGTCGACGTCGACGTACCGAAGGAGGTCGAGGAATTCCGGGAAAATCTTCGCTTCGGCGCGAGCATGCGGCGGGCAGCCGACAAAGGGATGCTTGCAATTGTCGGAGCGATGGCAATTGCAGGGCTAGCAGCACTATGGGCCGGCGTGGTCACCACAATAACCAAGGGGCATTGATATGATTGGTAAATTAGAGCATTTTATAATTGCGCTCGGATGCCAAGCGCTTCTTGGTTTGCTGTTCGGGCTTTGGTTTTTGGGTGGGCTACTCCCCGTCGCTTTCTTCGCCGGGCGCGAGCATGCGCAAGCCGAATACCGCTGGATTGCCAAATGGGGTGATGGTCGGCGCGAAAACATGCCGTGGTGGGGAGGCTTCGACCCGCGTATATGGGATGTTCACTCCCTGTGGTGGAACTTGTCATTCCCGACTCTCGGGGTTTTCTTGTGGTGGTTACTATGGCATTTAAACTGAGTAAGCGGTCGCTTGTGCGGCTTGCGGGGATTCACCCCGATTTGGTCAAAGTCGTAAAGCGTGCGATTGAAATCACAACGGTTGATTTCGCGGTTCTGGAGGGTTTGCGCTCCCCCGAGCGACAGCAAGAATTAGTCAAATCGGGCGCGTCGACAACGCTTCGCAGTCGTCACCTTACGGGGCATGCAGTCGACCTAGGTGCGTTCGTTGACGGCGCGGTGCGATGGGACTGGCCCCTATATTACAAGATCGCCAAGGCAGTAAAGCAGGCAGCAAAAGAGCTTAATATACCGATTGAATGGGGTGGGGACTGGAAGACTTTTAAGGATGGCCCTCACTACCAACTGCCATGGAAGGAATACCCGTGAAACCTTGGTACAAGTCCAAAACACTAATCGTCAATGCCATCGCGGCGGCGCTGCTTGCCCTTGAGGCCGGCACGGGGTTGATTCAACCTCACATGCAGGCCGATTTTTATGCAGCATTCGCGCTCGGTTTGACGATGGTCAATGCGGTGTTGCGGGTAATCACATCGAAGCCGATTGGGGGTCGCAATGTTTGATCTAGTCCGCCCGCCGATGTGGGCGATTGCGCTTACCGCCGGCCTGCTCGGTGCCGGTTGCGCATGGTACGTACAGGGCCTGCGGATCGATGCTGTGCAAGCCGAGTTCGACAGTTTTGTGGCCACCACCAAGGCGCAAGGCGAGGTTGCTGCCGAGCTAGCACTAAAGCGCACCGCCGAAGATAAACGTAAAAAGGAGCTAATCGACAATGTCTACAATCTCTCCGTGGCTAGCCTTAACGCTGATATTAAGCGCTTGCGCGACGCCCGTGCCAGTAGCCGTTTCGTGCCCGCCGCCCCCGCCGCCCCCGGAAGTACTTCGAGTGCCTGCTTCGACCGGGCCGAGCTTGAGCGAACGTTACAACAACTCGATTCTGAGGTTTCGGGAATCGTTGCAGAAGGCGACGAGAGCGCCTTAGCACTCAACGTCGCCCGGATGTGGGCGTCAGACCAGCGCGGCCACAATGGCCGCCAGCAGGCAGACGATACCGACTAGCATATCCGGGGTGACCCGACGCCCGTCACTGAATGGAATGTCAGCGTATGGGTCTTCCCGGTACGCCATTTGCTGCCAGTGCTCATTCATAATTTAGTCCTCCCGGTGAACATTTTGCCAGACTTTCTTAGGAACACGGGGTATTCGCCTGCTTTCGGCGGATCGTTGACGTCTTTGCCGTCGACCGTGCTTACAGACCCAACAAGTTCAGCGGTCGCCGTTTTGTACCAATCTGACATGTAGATTGCCGAGCGCGACAAGCCGGTAGCTTTAGCTGCAGCATACGCAGTGTTGCCTTCTTCGGTCACCAGCCTGCGCGCCTCTACCATTGCTGCGGATTCCCGGGCGCCCATTATTCAGCCCCGGATAGGGTTGCTGGCGAATTGTCTTCAATAAGCATTTTGCCAAGGTGCGTAAGTTCGCCGAGAGCTTTTCCGTTATCGAGAGTCGCAATTCTCACTTTTGCAACATTAACTTCAACCTGGAGTGAGGATGTTATTTCTTTTGCCAGAGCCGCTACGGCTTGGGCTTTGTCGACAGAAATATCACCGGAACGAATGTCGCTCATGGTTTGTGCAAGGCATCGGCGAACGTCGCCAGAGGTGCGGATAATTTCATTTAGTGCCATTTTGAATCTCCTTCGTGAGTTGTTTAGTCAATCGGTACATTTCAAGTTGCTGGCGTTTAAGTTCGATCAGTTCGGGTGGGCAGTCTTTTACCGAAATGCAAAGTTCATTTGCCACATAGCTATTAGTTAGGTTTTGCCTGACCCTCGCGGATGCAGCTCGTACTTTTTCCGGGTTTTCAGCGCACCACTTTGCGGCGCTGGCCTTGGATTTTTCCGGGTTTTCAGCGCGCCACTTTGCGTTACGAACCTTCTCTCTTTCTGCATTTTCTACATACAAGATTTTCCGACGTGCGGCGTCGCACTTTTTACATTGCGACCTCTTTCCGTCTTTTTTGCGCGTATCGACAGAAAACTCAGAAAGCTCTTTGGTTTCCCCACATTTTGTGCAGANCTTCATTATTCAGCCCCCAACTCTAAAAGACCTTGCAATGTGTGGCAGGCTTTCTTGATGTCAAGCGTGCCGCCCTTATCTTGCTCGCGTGCCAGATAGGCAATCGCGGTGCCCTTCATGTACCCGCGAAACTCTTCCGGGGTCAGCCAGTGGCGCAGCACTTCCCACGGCTGATAGTCGCCGCCGACTTGCGTATCGAGGGCTGACGCCGGGGTTTCGATAACTTCAAATACAGCCAGTACCTCAGAGGTTTCCACATCGCCGTCGCCGGTCGTGCCCTTGTAATGCGTAACGCTGGCGCTGGAGTTGTAGACGGTGAACGTCTCCCCAGACTCACGGCACTTGAGTTGTGTTCCGATTTTATAGCTCATTGATTTTCCTAAGTTGTTCGCGGGCATACTCGACGTTGTTTCCAATTGCAGTCTGAATACGCAATAGTTCGCCGGAAATCTGGACCAGCCCCTCTGTGCCCAAGTCGTCGAGCTTATAAATCACGTCGTCGAGAAAATCTTCTTCCGGGAACTGTGCTTCAATTTCGTCAAGCAGCGACCACAACTTGTCGTTGTCGGGTCGTTCGTCGCGCTCTTTGATAAGCGTCTCGCAGCGCCGAACGAGTTCAATTTCGCAGGGTGTCAGATGCTCGCAGGCTAGAGCTGCGAGAAGGTGGTCGGTGTCCATGGTAGCCATAAGGCTTGGATATAGGGTAATCATGACAAAGCTTCTCGGACCATTTCGTAAGCATCAGCAGCGTAAGCATCAGCAGCGTGAGCAGCGTAAGCAGCGTAAGCATCAGCAGCATAAGCAGCAGCAGCGTAAGCAGCAGCAGCAGCATCAGAAGCAGCAGCAGCGTAAGCAGCAGCAGCGTAAGCGCGCTTAGCGCACTCAATCGTATGCCGAGGGCGAAGGTCGCGGGGATATTGTTTTTCGTAAATCGGCAGCACACTTTCTGCAGATTTTACGCCAACCAAAACGGCGACTTCTCGCGAGTCCTCGACCGTTGCGCGAAGCGCCCATATTGCGTCAAAGTAACCGTTACTTTCAAGGATCGTCAGCAGATCAATTTTGGCGTCAGGATCAAAATCTTTTCCAAGGTGAGCGTTTAGTTTTCGCCACCCAGTAACGCACGGCGAACATGCGCGAATTCGGTTGAGCGTTGTCGTCAGTTTCATTTTGTTTCCTCCAGTAAGTGCAGTAACTATAGT